TAATGAAAAAAGAACATAAAAGTAAAACAGGTGGATTAACTGCTGCAGGAAGAGCTCATTTTAAAAGAACGGAAGGCGCTAATTTAAAAGCTCCAGTGGCTAAAGGAAAAAACCCCCGTAGAATTTCTTTTGCTGCACGATTTGCAGGCATGAAAGGACCTATGAAAGATGCAAAAGGCAGACCTACAAGAAAAGCTTTAGCTCTTAAAAAATGGGGGTTCGGTTCGGTTGAATCTGCTCGTAAATTTGCTGCAAACAATAAGAAGACATAATGGCTAAAATTACCATTACTCGTTTACCTAATGCTACCCCAGATTATCAAGCATCTCAAATTGATCAAATTCTAAGATTGCTAGAGCAAATAATTTTATCTTTAAACACTACATACGCTCAAGACATAGAAGATAAATCATCAGGAAGGAGTTGGTTCATTGGCTGATACATTTAAAAATTCTTCTTTGGACGTTGTTAATACGGATCTTAACGCTGTTTACACCGTGCCTACCGGATCGGTAGGTGTAACTGGTACACCTCCTACTTTTCCAACAACGGCTGTGATTAAATCTATTATAGTTGCAAGTGATTCAGCTAACGCAACTCTTGTAGATGTAAAATACACGGACACTAGTGCATCTGCTACTTTTGTTTTATTTAATCAAAAAAGTGTTACAGCTAACGCTACGGTAGAACTATTAGAGCAACCACTGGTTTTGGAAGAATCAGATATTTTAAAAGTACAGGCAAACGCCGCTAATCAAGTGCATGTGACCGTGTCTGTATTAGAAATAACAAAAGGAGATTTATAATCGATTTACATTCTTTATTTATTACCCCCGTCTTTTCTATAAATTTATCAGGATACGAAGATCTTATTAAAATTATAAAAGAGATGAAAGAGAAAGATCCTGAAGGAATAAGAAAGACGAACGAGGGTGGATGGCATAGTCATACAGATTTACATTTGGACGAAAGATTTTCTTTATTGAAATCAGAAATAATAAATCTAGGACAGGAAGCTATGGATCATTTATCCGTAGAAGATTATATGATGCCTGAGTTAAGTGGAATGTGGGCCGTGGTCAATGGTCCTGGAAGCAAGAATAAATTGCACACTCACCCTTTTAATTATCTTTCTGGCGTATTTTATTTACAAGTTTCTCCTAATAGTGGCACTCTTACTTTTCACGATCCTAGACCTCAAGCAGAAGTATTATCTCCTCCTAAAAATAAAAATGAAAGTATTCATACAAGTAGTCGAGTTGCGTGGACACCGAAACAAAATGATTTACTTTTTTTTCCTTCTTGGTTAAATCACGAAGTAGAAAAAAATAATTCAAACGAAGAAAGAATTGTTATAAGTTTTAATTTAGAATTAAAAAGGAGAATGCATGCCTAAAATTATAGAAGAAGCAAAACAATTAGGAACAGTGAAATTAAATGATGGAACAGAAATACCTAAACTTAGTTGTAAATCAGAAACGCTTATTACAAATATGAAAACTGGTTATGAATATTCTTCGGAAGACGAAGTAAAAAAAGATATTGACGATCCTAATACTTTAACTACAGAAAAAGATATACGAAGAGATGTTAAAATTTTTGCTCCACGATTAGCGGATATGATAGGATCAACTCCTAAAAAAGATTAAGCGCTACACGCCTCACATTCTTCTTCAATATTTTCACCCTTTAAATTTATTTGTTCAGCAGAAGTATCATGACACGAGCATCCTTTTAAATGATTTGATATAGTGTCTGTTAATCTTTTATTTTCTCTTTCCAACACTAGTAAACGTGAATGATAGTCGCTCACCTTACCAGCGAGGACAGCTATAGCTTTCAATACTTCTTGATTTTCCATTTTTTTCTCCTGATTTATAATTTTTGGGTGAGAACCAATTTAAACATATCTTTGATTTAAATCAAGTTGATTAATGTTTAAAAAGGATAATTGTTTGCTTGACATCAAATTTATGGTATGAAACAGGAAGAAATGAATTTTAGAAAGCATATTCACGTTTTTGGCAGAACTTTAGTTAAGTATGAAGTTCCTCAAATGTTAATTGATGAAATTAATAAATTATATGATACGCATCAACAAAACTTAGCGGACAGCGGTGCTAAATTAGCAGGTCGTTTAGCTAATGAAAAAACTATGAATTCAGTTTTAAAAGATAGTTTGCCTTTAGCCACATTAGACTTATTTGTTCTTGACTATTATAAAACCCTAGCTTCTTTAAATCAAATTCCCGTAGCTTATGAAAAATACAGCATCATTGAATGTTGGGTTAATGAAATGACAAGCGGAGAATATAATCCTATTCACATTCATAATGACGGTTTGGGATCTTCAAGTATTTTATTTTTAAAAATTCCAGAATTTAAAAAGGAGGGAGTTAAACATCCTCATAAATTTAGAGATGGTCAAACTGGTTTTATTTATGAAAATGTAACAACAATGGTTCAACCAAAAGTAGGAGACCTATATTTATTTGAAGCGAAGCATCAACATTTTGTTAATCCTTTTAAATCAGACACTCCTCGTAGATCTCTGTCATTTAATTTTACGCCATCGATTGATGGAAGTAAAAAAGAAAATGTAAAGCATTTAATGAAATGAAATTTTTTGATTTTAAAAATGATAAACCTCAAACCGCATTTGCTCCTACTTGGAGATATAAATTTGGTGAGGTAGATTTAAAAGACATTTCTTTTGATAAAATTAGTGATATAATTTTAAATAAAGAAAAAGAAATTATTGAGAGTCATCCAAGCTGCGGTGATGGTAACACGGGATTAGGAAATGATAGTCTTACTTCTCGGCATAATTTTTTTAATGTTTTACAATGGGACTATCCAGAAATACACAAGTTAAAAGAAAAAATTTTATATTATTATAAAGAATTTTTAGGTTATTACAGCGCCCCTATCATTCCTACTTACATTCAATGTTGGGCTAATGTGTTAAGATTTAATCAACAAATTAAAACTCATACTCATGATGTATCAGCTTTATCTTATTTAGGAGGACATCTCACCGTACAAAGCACCAATACTTTTACTTCTTACATTTGTCCTAATAATAAAAAAGAATTTAAAAGTCCGAATACGGTTGGAAAACTAACAATTTTTCAAAATTGTTTACCTCATTATACAAGTGTTCACCAAGGTATTAATCCTAGAATTTCCATTGCTTTTGATTTTTTTCCACACGAAAAAATTCAACATTTAAGTGAAGAAAAAAAGAAAAATTTAGTAGTGTTAAATGATTAGATTTCACACTAACCATAAAATAGTAAGAGAACAAAGTCCTATAAAACCGTCGTCTAATTTTATTCCTACTTGGATAAAAATGATGCCAACTTATGACACCCGAGAAGATCTTAAAGGTAAGTTTGCTGGTCATAAAGCCAGTCATTTAGGAGCTACTTTAAAAAGTTGTTATGGAGTAAAAGAATTATTTATGCGTTCTTATATTCTTCCAATGTGGACGGACACTTGGATAACTTCTAAAGAAGATAAGACGGATGTTAAACAATTATATACACTGTCTTCTCCTTCTGTAACCCGAGGCCACGACGATTATCAAATGAGAACTTGGATGCCTAATAAATCTAATTTTAAATCAGTTGTAAAATTTGACAATGTGTGGAAATATAAATCCGACACGTATGATTTATTACAATTTCCTTGTCTGTTTCACGTTGATAATGAGTTTACTTCTTTAATGGGCGTTGTTCCATCCGCCAGTATTAATATGTGGAAGGAACTTAATATACATATTATTCCCTTAAAAGATGAAGTGTTTATTAAAAGAGGCACTCCTCTTTTTCAATACATTCCTATTCCTAAACAACAAAAAATGAAAATTGAAGATAAATTAAATAAAAAAGATAAACAAGAAATGTCTGATTTTATAGAGATTTTAGTTAATACTTCTTTTCCTTTTCGATTTAAAAAAGCATTAAAATGGTGGAGAAATAGAAAATGAAACAAATTGTAATTCAAGAGTCTATATTATGGAAACATCATTATGAAAAATATGAAAGTCTTAATAAATTATTAATGAATGATATTCTTCAACATATGAAAGAAGATCCTCAAGGAGCTCCTAAAAGTAATAAGTTATGTTGGCGTGGTCAAAAAAAATATTTAAGTGAATCTCAGTTATTTAAACCTATTTATTTAATTGTAGATGATTGGATTTCACATTACTATATACAAAAAAAGTTTAAAATAAAAATTGATTACTGGACTAACGTGAATGAACCTCACAGTATGAATGTTATTCACAATCACTCCGCACCTACTTCGACTTATTCTCCGGACTTGTCAGGAGTTTATTATGTGCAAGGAAAAGAAACAGGAGATTTGCGTTTTTATACACACGAACAATTGTATAACTTAATTCCTCATCCTACTCCTTATTCTCAGCACGTCTTTCATTCTCCTAATGACGGAGATGTGTTATTATGGCCTTCACATCTGCATCACGATGTGGATATAAATTTAAGTAATAAAAAACGTATTAATATTGCTTTTAATATAACCTTAAACCCTATGGAAATGTAAAATGAAAACTGAAATAGATGAATTAATAATTTTTCAAGAAAAGTGTTGGACATATAAAATTCCTGATCACGCTGAATTTAAACACCTTATTAACCAGATAATTATGGTTGAAGAAAATAAAAATCTTCATAATATGTCTCACGAAGCAACAGACCAATGCAATGTTTATGCGTGGAGATCCGATTGGGAAACTCATACAACTTATCCTGTAATGAGCAATCTTACTAATTTGTTTGTAGAAATTCTTAATAAAATTGCTAAACAGCAACAACTTAAACCTACGGGATTTCCTGACGGTGGAGTGTGGCAGTGTAATAATTGTTGGATTAATAAATATCAAGAGGGAGATCACGCTATTCCTCATAAGCACGATCAACACGGAATGTCTTCAGTTTATTTTGTTCAGGCTCCTCCTGAAGGGGGAAAGTTTATTTTATATAATCCAAGAGGAACATTTCATCCTAGTGACGATCCTTATTCATCTCCTTATGTGGAAATTAAAGTAGAGGAGGGAACTGTATTATTTTTTAATGGTTATTTAATTCACGAAGCCACTCCTCATAAAGGCACGGAAGAACGAATTACTATTGCTAATAATTATAAATTAGGTTTTCCGGTAAGAAAAGAAAAATGAAAAAAATAGAATTTGTTTGCGTTCATTCTGACGGCGTTAAATACTGGCCTAATCCTGTGCCAGCTAATCGAATTCTTCCCGATGACTATAAAAAAATGTCAAGATTTAATGACAAAAATGTTTTAAGTCCGACAGTAAAAATGTGTGTTCCTTTTTTAGATGCACTTTCTTCTGGATACATTATTCCTTTAGATCAAGATTATTTAATAGATGCTGTGGAAACTGATTTTACTGTGATACCAGCAAGTAATATTCGAGAAGATATTAGTTATCATTCTCAAAAACAATTGCCTCCTT